TTAACTTTCCGTTTGAGGCTGAATGGGGTGATGTAGAAGAGGATGCCCGGTTCACTTCTGATGGAGTTCCTCAGCTGGTGTCTCAGGTCGGCGGCATATCCACCTACAGCGCCCGGGTTGTGATTCGAGAGTTCACCACTCAGCCAGATCCTGAATTTGTTCTAGGCTATTGGGAAGAGTTCGAGAATGACCTGTCGCAGCTTAATTTCCTGGACATCATGATTAACGAGTCGATGCCTGCATGACGCCTGATGAGATGATGATGCTGGATGCAATGATTCACAGCCTGCCTGATGCCTGGGGCGATGCATGGGGCGACGCTGCTGCGCTAGATCACGCCATTAACAATGAACTTCCGGGGGCGTAATGGCTGAGGTAAATGTCAGGATTCAGAACTTCTTCAACAAGAAGCCGATCGCCACCATCAGATTCCAGACTGTCGAGATTTGGCATGAGCAGATTGGTACTCTCCGTTTCGTCAAAGACTTCACTGATAAAAGTCTTGGCATCGAAGCAGGAGCAGACCGGGACGCGGGGCAAACAGTTCTGTTTTCAGCGCTCGATTTCGATGTGGTAGACCCGGCGCAGACTGACACGCCTGAAGCCGTTATCACAATCCAGCTCGGGCGGGTTGGCAGCGATGTCAAAGACAATCTCAAGCTGATTCGTGACTTCGGATTTATGAGCTCTGTCGAGGTGATTTACAGGTATTATCTGAGCGATGATCTGACTGAGCCCGTTAAGAAATACAAGCTTTTTGGAGGGTCCGTTATTCTCAACGGCAACAGTGCCGGCATAACTGCAGAGGATGACAACCCAACTAACCAGGATATTAGCAGGGTTTACACGTTCGAGGATTTCCCTGGGCTGGAAGCGTTATGACTTCTAATGAATTTGTAAACAAAATGGTCGGGGTTCCGTGGGTAAGTCGCGGCGCAGAGCTAACCGGAGCTGATTGCTGGGGAATTGTGGTGCTGTTTTTCAAGCATGTCCACGGCATAAGCATACCGATCGTTCCAGGCTACGCAGACGGCACAACACCAATCGCCGATGGCTTCTTTAGGCAAGCAGAGTCTGGTTATTGGCTCAGTCAGTCAGCGCCATCCGATGGAGTAGTGTTCGCCGCGTTTCACGGAGAGATCCCGGCGCATGTCGGGGTGATCACAGGAGGCCGGTGCCTGCATTCCCCGGGCTCAGACGACAATCCAGGGGCTGTCGGTTACCATAGCATTCAGACCTTGAGGAAAATTTATTCACGCTTAGAGTTTTGGCGCTATGTCGGCTAATATCGTAATTCATACCCCAATCAGAAAAACTGCTATCCCTGCGCCTGCCGGGCTGTCGATTATCGATCATCTCGAAAAAGCCTACCCAGACGGATTCCACGGCATCGAGACAGATATACACCTTGGCAGCGTTCACGAATGGACGAAAGTCAAGCCTGATCAGTGCGGGCAGATCCTTGCTGAGGGTGATGTGCTCCATATCGTTCATCGCCCCGGGGAGATTGGCCTGCTCACGTTTGCGATAATTTTAGCCGTTGTCGCTGTCGCTGCTATTGTTTTGATCCCTACCCCCTCAATCCCAAACTCTCAGGGGCAGACAGGCAAAGACAGCCCAAACAACTCCCTAAGCGGACAGACAAACATCGCTCGGCCTTACCAGGCAATGCCGGAAATATTCGGGAGGATAATTGCATTTCCTGACCTTCTGCAGCCTTCCCTATTCGAATATGTGGCGAACACCAAGCAGGTGCGCGAAGTTTTCGGCCTTGGCGTTGGTGAGTTCCTGATAAACGAAATCAAGAGTGGTCAGTCTCTTCTTTCTGGAATTCCCGGCTCCTCTGCTACTGTTCGTGATCCGGGCGACATTCCTCCAGACCTACAGATTGGCAGAGAGACAAACGACATTAACGGACAAGAGCTGCTGGCGCCTGATGACCCTACGCTTTCAAGCATCGGGAGGCTTGTATTCAAAGACAAACTTGACGCGGCCAGTCCGGCAAATGTTCAGTTCACATCAACAAATCTGATTGACATCCCTGACAACGCTTTTGCCTATAACCTGGACCTGTCGCCAGGCGATCAGATAGTGGTCACAGGCACTGCCAGCAATAACGCCACGTTCACTATCGCGTCGATCACCGACAACGCGGGAGCAGTGCAGCTTGATGTAACAAGCGGAGTCACCACAGAGGGGCCGGTGACCGCGACATTTACCAGGGTGACGACGGCGCCAATGGTCGTGTATTCGTTTGATCTCAATGTCGAGGAAAACCTGAGCATTGACTCTCTCAATAAATTTACCATTGCTGATACTGCATCAAATGACGGTGATTTCAATGTTCTCACTCACGGCCCGGACACGTTCCTTCCGACTATAGACGGCACTCCCTTAAGCGCGATCCGGTTCACCGTCACGGAAACGGTCATCGATGAAGATGACGCGACAGCGACGATGGTTAGATTTGGGCAGGATCCGGATGCAAACGTGGGGTGGTTCCAGCTGGCAGACACTGCAGAGCAGGTATGGTTCCATTTCCAGATGCCGCGGGGAATACGCGACCAGAACGGAAACGTGATCACAGTCAATATCGAGGCTGATATTCAAGAAACGGACTCGGGAGGCACTCCGACGGGCGTTATCGATACGGAAAACTATTCGTTTACAGGCGGAACCTTTGACGCGCAATTCCAGACTGAGAAATTTACAGTTCCAGTTTCAGGCGGATTTTATAGGGTCAGAGCCAGGCGGACCACGAATAAATTCGCAGGCTCGGCACTGGACCAGGTTAAATGGGAGGATGCTGTCGCGGTAACTTCGTATTCCGGCGCCGGGTTTGGCGACATCACCACCGTGGACGTAAATACTGTTGCAACGAGCTTTGCTATCAGCTCATCTCAACGAAAAATAAATATAGACTGCACAAGGAAATTACCTACCTGGACTGCTTTGGGTGGATTTAATCCGATACTGGCGGCGACGCGGAAATTTGCTGATGCAGTCCTGTATTCGCTTAATGTATCTGCTGGCCGCCCGCTTGATGAAATCGACCTCGCTACTCTGTATGAGATTCAGGACGGGCTGTCAGATCAGGAGCTTGGCCGGTTTGATTATTCCTTCGATGACAAGGACATCAGCCTGGGATCGAGAGTGCAGACCATATGCAACGCGGCCCGGGTCGGCGTGTATCGAGATGGTCAGGTGTGGCGATTCTTTAGGGATGAGACCAAGACTGCCAGGAGCGCACTGTTTAACCGGCGCAATATCGCAAGCGGCGACAATCAGAAGCAGAACTACAAGCTGCAGCGCCCGAAAGATTTTGACAGCATAGCTCTTCGATACACTGATCCAGTGACTGGGAAAAGGGCAGAGATTAAGCGAAAAATAGACATTGCTGGAGAGACTATAGTTGATGGCTTCATAGGTAGCAGGCCGCATAAAATTGACCTGGCTGGATGCAGGACGGTCCTGCAGGCAACCGACAGGGCGAACCTGGAAGTGAGGAAAATACTTAGGCAGCGCCGGACGGTTTCTGACAAAGTTCTATCTGACGGCATGCTGGTTGATATCGGTGACCGGGTTGGATGGGTCGATATCTTCGACGGCGATGTCAGCGAAGGCGAGATAAGAGCCATCAACGGGACAGCTTTCGACACAAGCGAGCGCCTTGATGAACTACCGGCGGGAACCATTTTTGCGGTCATGACCGATTCTCAGGGCGCAGTGCTCGGGCCAGTCGCGGCCACCGTAACCGGGCAAAAGCAATTCACGGCCACTTTTACGGGGTCCGGCATAGTTGCAGATGGGTCAATAATCCAGGCCGGGAGTCGCTATTTGCTCGGCGTGCTTGATGACGTTAACGCTTCCGACTGGACTGTTATCACCAAAAAGCCCGGTGCCGACGGTCGTGTTACAATAGAGCTATCTCAATATGATGAACGAATTTACGAAAAGGATGGGGTTTTATAATGGCAACTGATCTATCTCAATTTACAGTACCTAATGACAGGTTTGATGTTGCCCAGGACAATGCTGCAAAGCTTGATGCTGTGGTCAATGGCCCGAATGCGGTGGTGACCACCCGGACCGGAAAAGGGATCCAGTCCCTCGACAAAATAATTGCATCGATCGCGGCGGTTACTGATCGAGGCCCGTGGACAACAGCCACAAGCTATCAGGTAAAAGACCTTGTTACTGATACAGGTGTTTTTTACATCGCTGTGACTGCTCATACATCGGGCGCTACTTTTGCTGGAGACATTGCTAACTGGAGGGTTTACCAGGGGGTCACTCAGAATCAACTTGATACCCAGCTTGTCGCACAAGGTGTTCTAAATGACAGCCGGTATGGACCTTTATTCGCAACTGTTGCGGCAATGGTTGCTGCTGGCCCTGTGGCAGTAGACGGAAATATAGTTGCTGTTGTAGCTGGAATGACGTTACAGACTCAGGGGCTTGGTGCCGCAGGAGGATCAGGAGCAGGAGAATATTTTGTCGTAGCTGGAGATTCTAGTAACGGCACAGACAGGCTGCTTTTAGCTAATGGTACTACAGCTGTTTTACAGCATCTGAACGGTGTCGTGGATGTTGCGCATTACGGACCAGCAGGGGATGGCGCTGCAGATGATGATGCAAAGATCCAAGCAGCTATTGCAGCCTCTTCCTCTGTAGGGGCTATTCGTTTTACTCCTGGAAAAACCTATCTGATCGACCAAGCGGATTTTACTGGCATCAATGATCTGACAATCTTCGCCAATGGTGCCACATTCAAGATCAGCAATAACCTTTCCGGCTCGAGTGTTGGTGTAAAATTCAGCGCATGTAACAGAATTGTGTTTGATGTTCTTAAGGTCATTAATTCAGGGGGATTTGAAGTAGGGCGATCTAGGCTTGTCCACTTCATTAGCTGTAATGACATCTCAGGCGGAAAAGTTGAAATTGAATATGATGCTCAGCACTTACCCGAAGACGATAATCCCGGTAGCCCATTGTGGCAGCTTGCAGACAACGATAGGTCAATCGTTATTCAATCGTCTAACAGGATAACAATAGGTACGCTTTCTGCCAAAAAAGCAGATATCGCTATCCGACTATTGGATAACAACGGAGTAAATATTAACCATATAAGCATTGATACTTATATGAAAGGACTGAAAATTGATGGCGGTATAAACTTAAAGCTGAAAGGTGGGTTGATTGAAAACCAAACTCCTACATTTGAAAGCTATTTGAGGTCGGCATTTAATGACTGGAGAAAAGACAGACCAGGTAATAATGGAATCCTCTTGGCAACAGAAGGCGCTACTACTCATCCGAGCCCTACCGATATATTAATAAAGAATTTCAATGTTAAGGATCCAGGAGAACATGGTGTTAGATTGTCAGGTGATGTTGATAGACGAAGGATCAGGTTGTCAAAAATAACAACCAAAAATACTGGCGGAATGGGTATCAAGGTTCTCGGCTCTGACACTACATTCCTCAGAGAATTCCAGTTTGACAATCTACTTATGATCGATTGTTTAGTAGACGAGCAGGAGACACTTGCGGCGGCTGATGGCGCAACTCAGTTTGTTTATTCTGACATAGCAAACACAATCAATATTTCAGGCATTGAATGGCCTGAGAACTTTGGGGGTGATGTAACAAGTATTACTATTTCTGGAAGCGCATCCAATAATGGTGTATTTACAATCTCATCCAGAGACAGTGAT